ATAACGGCAACTATGTTGATGTGCTTGTTTCAGACTTGAGTACAAATAATAACGATACTTATTTCAATATTACATATACCGCAACTTAACCATACGCCTAGTGGATTCTAGGTGCGGACTAAAGGAGAAAGACAATGGCATTAACTAAAAGCGTAACAGCAGACAAAATCGAAGTAGTCACTAATCAAGACGAGGACGGAAACGACGTAACCTCTGTTCAAGTACGGACTGCTACTAAGGTACTCGAAGACGGCGCTGTAATTTCACAGTCGTACCACCGTCATGTAATTCAATCAGGTGACGACTACTCATCTGAACCTTCTAACGTACAAGCTATCTGCAACGCAGTATTTGGAGACTAAGACATGGCTACATGGACTATCGCAAACCTTGAGCGTAACTTGGCAGACGGCGGTGTAACCGTTGCACACTGGCGTGTTACTGAATCTGAAACTGTTGGTGACGAAACATTCACTGCCTCTGCATACGGCACTGTAGGTTTTACACCTGACGCTAACGACCCTTCATTTGTCGCCTACGACAGTTTAACTGAGGCTGACGTACTGGCATGGGTACACGCAGAAGTTGACCAAGACGCTACTGAGGCGGCTCTGACAGCTAAGATTGAGGCAGATAAGAATCCTGTAACTGGTTCTGGAATGCCTTGGTAAAACATAAGGAGTAGTCATGGACTCTGTAGATGAAGCATTGGCACGTTTAGACAAGCATGAAGCTGAATGTGCCTTGCGGTACGAGATGATTCAGCTACAGCTTGACGAACACAATCGCCGCTTTGACAAGTTAGAAAAGATGATGCAAGGCGGCTTTGCTTCCATTGCTATGATCGTAACTGTAGCTATTGCCATTTTGGAGTTTGCTAGATAGTGGACATTAATGAGTCAACAGACATAACTATTCCCATTCGCAACTTGATTGCTATGGTTGCGGCTACGTCTATTGCAACGATGGCTTACTTTGGCATTCAGGAAAGGCTTAACACGCTAGAGCATTTGCTTGACAAGTCTCAAATGGAAATTGAACGTAACACTGAGTTTCGTATTTTGTGGCCTCGTGGTGAGCTTGGCTCGTTACCTGATGACGCACGACAAGACATGATGATTGAAGGTGTGCAACTGGACGTTCAAGACTTAAGACAGATCCAAAAAGAAGTACATGACTTAACCATTCGCATTGGCACAATGGAGTCTTTGTACACCATTCAGGAGCCGGAATGATACAGCAACTTATTGGGCCGTTGGCATCGTTGGTTACTGGACACTTTGAGCGTAAAGCAGAAGAGAAGAAGGCTGTCCATGAGCGTAAGATGGTAGCTATTCAGCAGGACGCTAACTGGGAAAACATCCATGCCAACAACGCAGCCAACTCATGGAAAGACGAGTGGTTTACCATTTTGTTTTCTGTCCCATGTGTGCTTGCGTTTTTCCCAAGCATGGTGCCTGTAGTTATGTCTGGGTTTGCCGCTTTGGACGCTATGCCTGAGTGGTACAAAGGTTTTCTAGGAGCTGCTGTAGCGGCATCGTTTGGCCTACGTGGTCTGGCTAACTGGAAGAAGTAATTATGTTACGACCTAAAAAAGGAATGTTTACTGAAGGCGACAGAATGTTTGCTGGCGGTACACCTAACTTTGATGAGCGTACAGGCCAGCCTAAAGCACCTGTTGCTACTGATCCTATGGACGAAAGAGTTAGCAGGCCTAAAACCCCACCAACTAAAACACCTGTTAAGACTGAGCAAACTACTCCTGCTCCTTCTCCTGCTCCTTCACCAGCTCCTGAGCCAGAAACAGAAATGACCTTTACGTTTATTGAAGGTTCTGAACGTGGCGATGCTAAACCCGGCGAATTATGGGGACAAACAGTAGAGCCAAAACAGGTTACTAAAAGCGAACTTCGAGATTTTTTTAACGACCCAAAGCGCACTAACAGACTGCCAGAAGTATTTGGTACGTTTGAAAATTACCTTGGGTACATGACTGAACGTGAGCAGTTGCTTCAGTCGGGCGAGTTAACACTTGGTGACTGGGGTAGTGCTGCAAACATAGGTGGCCCTACTGAAACAATAACTTTAGAAGACGGTACTGAAGTAGAAATTCCTGCAATAGATATTGGTATGAGTATTGGAGGAGGCGGTGAGCTTGGTATAGGTCAGGCAGGTGGCGGCGGTGGTGCTTATCAAGCTGGCGAAACAGAAGTAATGCTACAGCAAGGCGCATACGACGACTGGCTTAACTCTGAAGTTAACTCAGCATTGCTACAAAAGTACGGTGTTAGCCCTGTTGTTTATAGTGAGACTGGTGACAAGTTTCAATGGAACGGCTCTTCATATGTAAAAACCATAAACGAAGATCACGCTGGTCTTGGTGATTACGTAAAAATGGCAATGATCACTGCTGTTGGCATTTTGTCGAGCGGTGCATTGGCTCCGGCGTTGTCAGGTGGTGCGGCGGCAGGAACAGCGGCTTCAATAGGTGGTCAGGTAGGAGCGGCTGTTTTAAGCAACGCAATAACACAAGGTTTAACTACTGGCTCTATTGATTTTGATCAATTACTCGAAACTGCAGCTACTGCTGGATTAGCTTCGGCGGTAAGTCAAATTATTGGCCCTGCTATTGCAGATAAAATAAACATAGACATATCTAATATTACAGGCATTGAAGAAGTAGACAATGTCTTAGAGGCAATGGGTCAGACAGCTATTCGCCAAGCGGTATTTGATGGCGAGTTAGACATGGATCAGATTGTTTCGTCTGGTTTGTTTGCTGGTGCTAAAGAGCTTGCAGATTTTGTCTTAGAGCCATTTAGACAAAACGCCTCTCAAGAAACAATTAACGAACTAAATGAAAAGTCATTAGAGCTTTTAAACTCTGTTAGTGAGGATGTAGGAGAAAAAGTAATTGCTCAAATGAGCGAATCCGTTAACACTGCAATTGCTGAACAACAAAACGCGGCTATCGCTAATCAATTAAGAGACTTGTCAGGCAATCTTCAGTCTATTTATGAGCAAGCTTATACAGTATCGCCCGAACCAACTGGCCCTTCTATTGAAGATGTTATGGCTAGTTCTGTTGACGATGCAGACTCAGAACTAGCAGATACTACATCTGATTTAACTGCTGATACAACAGAAAGCGGACTTAGTTATCGTTCAGCGTTTGATGAGTCGGATGTTGGAACGTCTAGATACTATGTAGATAGTAATGGAAATAGGCTACTTCAGTCGGACATTACAGGTCTTAGGTATACATCAGAAGGCGATTATGTTGACACCAACGGCAATCGTTATGAGCTTGGCGGAGTTGCAAGAATTAATGCCGACGGGTCTGTTAACTATTTTGACCAAGAAGGAGAAACTTTACTTGCTACAGAGCAGTTAGGCCAAGATGGTATTTACAATTCAGACGGCAATCTTGAGTATTATCAAGAAGCAGGTCAGTGGTATTCCGCAGATGGTAGTGAAGTAAACGATCCTGAGTTAATAAGTGAATTAACAGGAATTGCTACGGGTCAACTTGGATATGATCCTTTTGAGATTGAGCAACCTGAAGGCGGAACAGAAAGAGGTTATGCAAGCACTTATGTTCCTCGAAGCGAAGAATACAGAGGCACTATATATGGATCAGAAAACGACCCTCTTGCACAACAGGATGTATATTTTGATGGTGAATATTATTATGTTTATGAGCCTGCTAGTGAGGTAACAATTACTTATACGGAAGAAACTGTTCCTCCTGAAGTAAAAGAAGCGCAACCTCAACCAGAACCAGAAAGAGAGCAACAGCCAGAACAACAATCAGGAGATGCTGGTACTGCGTCACCATCGCCAGATCCTACAGTACAGCCTGACCCTAGTTTTGCACCGGCACCAACTCCGGCACCTCAGCCTGCGCCTCAACCCGCACCAGCTCCTGCACCGGCTCCTGCACCAGCTCCAGCACCGGCTCCTGCACCAGCATCAGAAACACCAATAACAACAGGCATGTTTAGTGAGTACTTCCCTCCTGAACCACCACCAGCAGCACCACCAGCAGCACCACCAGCAGCACCACCAGCAGCACCACCAGCAGCACCACCAGCAGCACCTCCTGCAGCACCACCAGCAGCACCACCAGCAGCACCACCAGCAGCACCACCAGCAGCACCACCAGCAGCACCTCCTGCATCTGTTCCTGCGCCTGCTCCTGAGCCACCACCTGAGCCAGAACCAGACTTAGACCTTGGGACAGGTAGCGGTACAGGTGTTCCAGCAGCTCAGCCTCCAATAACAACAGAGGATGTAGAAACTGTTGTTGAACGTGCTTTGGAAAATCTTCCAGAAGGCATAACTCTTGAGCAAGTCGGTCAAGTTGTAAATGAAGCTATTGCAAACATTAATTTTCCAGAAGGAGTTACTCCAAGCGAAGTTAACGGTATTGTTGAGCAAGCAATTAACAACATTCAATTCCCTGAAGGTTTAACTCCTGAAGATGTTAAGGGCATTGTTCAGGGTGCTGGTTTTGCAACAGGCGCAGAAGTTGAAAACGTACAAAGGAGTCTTGAAAACGCATTAGCCGCGCAAGCTGCGGGACAAGCACGTCAGTTAACAGAAGCAGAAGCTCGTTTATTGTCGCAAATAACCGGAGTGGAGGCTGGTGTTTTGCGTCAACTATCTACAGTTGAAGGCGCTTTAAATACTCGCCTTAACAATATCGGAACAAATATTAATGAAGTTCAATCTAATTTAGAGTCATCTATTGCCAGCGTTCGCGGTGAAGTAAGAGATGTTGAGTCAAGTTTACAAGAAGCATTGGCCGCACAAGCTCAAGGTCAAGCGCGGCAATTAACAGAAGCTGAGGCTCGTTTGCTTTCTCAAATAACAGGCGTAGAAGCTAATACGTTGCGCCAGTTATCAACTGTAGAAGGTGCGTTAAACGCTCAACTTAATCAATTAGGTACCAACATTAGTGATGTTAAATCTGAGTTAGAGTCATCTATTGCTGGTATTGCTACAGGACAAGAAAAAGCAACTGAAGAGCGTCGTAATTTACAACAAGCAATTATTAGCGCTCAAGGTGACATTGAACAGTTAGACGCCAATACACGTCAGCAGTTTGAAGAGTTTGGTGGCACTGTTAACGAGTTGTTTTCTGATGTAAACGTTGATATTGAAGCATTACAGGCTGGTCAGATTAGCCAAGCAGAAGCACAGCAGGCTTTCCAGCAAAGCACTGAAGAACGGTTTGGTGAGTTAGGCAGTCAAGTAGGCGATCTAGGCACTCAGATTGGTGGTTTAGCGTCAGACGTTAGTGGCCTTGGTCGTGGTCTTGAAGGCCTTGGCGAAGGCGTTGCAGGCTTAGGTGCTGGTCTAGGTATGGGCTTGTTAGGTTTAGGGCAGCAACAACAACAGTTAGCTGCTCAGTTGGCTAAACCAGATCCTATACCGTTTGACCCATTCTTAAAAGGTCTTAGTCCGTTTCAACCATTAACACCTATAGCGCTTACTCCACAAAAACAAACAAGTGCTTTGGATGAACTTAATCAATTTTTAGGTAGACAAAAGGGAATGCTCGTATGACATACCTTAACTTAGTTAACAACGTACTGCGCCGTCTTCGTGAAGAAGAAGCAGCGTCTGTACAAAGCAACACATATTCAAAGATGGTAGGTGACTTTGTTAACGACGCAAAGCGTATTGTGGAAGACTCTTGGGACTGGTCGGCATTAAGGACTACCCTAACGATTACTACTACTGACGACATTTTTAATTACGTTCTTACTGGTAGTCAGAACAGAATCAAAGAACTAAACGTTATTAACGACACGTCTAATATAATTATGGAGTATAGACCTGCTAAGTACTTTGATGAACAGTATTTAGTAGAAGACCCAATCAAAGGCTCTCCTAAGTTCTTTACGTACAACGGTGTAGACAGTGACGGTGATACTCAGATTGATGTTTACCCAAAGCCTGACGGGGTGTACACACTTAGGTTTAACTGTGTGTTGCGTGGTGCTGACTTGTCTGCTGACGTTGACGACTTGTTAGTACCTGCTATGCCTGTAATGCACTTGGCTATTGCCTTGTTAGCTCGTGAACGTGGTGAGACAGGTGGTACGTCTGCTCCTGAGTACTTTAACATTGCTAACCAGTACTTGTCTGACGCTATTGCATTAGATGCTCAAAAGCACCCAGAAGAAGTAATCTTCTACGTACCGTGAGGTAGCTATGGCTCAACAATTACAAAGTATTAATCTTGTTGCACCAGCGTTTAAGGGAATCAACACAGAAGATTCTCCGCTGGCTCAAGACCCTTCGTTTGCTGACATTGCTGACAACGCAGTGATTGACAAGCGTGGTCGTATTGCGTCACGTAAAGGCTACAGTGTTATTACAACGGACAAGACTGAGCTAGGCTCTGGAAAGATCAGAGCAATCAAAGAGTTTGAAGACAACGCAGGCAACACTACAGTATTTTCTGTAGGTAACAACAAAATACTTAGCGGCACTACTACGTTAGTTGATGAAACTCCCGGTGGAGTTAGCATTACTTCTGACAACTGGAAGATGGTTAACTTTAATGACAAGATTTACTTCTTTCAGCGCAGTAATGAGCCATTAGTTTATGACGCTGTAGGAGGCTCTGTAGTGACTCTGAGCAGCGTTTCCGGTGCTGCTGGTGTTACCAGTGCTATGTACGGTAATGAAGTTCTAGCAGCTTATGGAAGGCTCTGGACAGCAGACGTTAACAACGACAAGTCTACTGTTTATTGGTCTGACTTGTTAATAGGCCATGACTGGTCTGGTGGTACTAGCGGTTCTATTAACTTAGCTAAGGTATGGCCTGACGGCTACGACGAAATTGTAGCTCTAGCTGCACACAATGGTTTGTTGATTATCTTTGGTAAGCACAGCATAGTTGTTTATCAAGGCGCTGAAGCACCAGCAACAATGTCACTTGCGGACACGGTAGCAGGAGTAGGTTGCGTCGATCGTGACACTGTGCAGTACACGGGTACTGACGTGTTGTTCTTGTCACACACTGGGCTTAAAAGCTTTGGCAGAACAATACAAGAAAAGTCAATGCCTATTACAAGTTTGTCAAGCACTATTTCTAAAGACATTATTGGTTTGTTACAGAATGAAACTGAGTTTTACCGTTCAGTATACAGCCCAGAAGAAGGTTTTTACCTGTTGACGTTTACAGCTCAGGACACAACCTTCTGCTTTGACGTTAGAGGCACACTAGAGAATGGTGCTTACCGTGTTACACGTTGGCCCGGTACAGGCTTTACAGCTTACGGTAGACAGAACGACGGTACA